AGCCGCTGAGTCAACTTCCGTCAACTCATCCTGCATCTCAACGTCCTGCTGGTCCCCATCTTCTGATGGCAACATCGCGCTGATAGCACTTGCCGCATTGGCAACATTTAAATTATCCATTTCAGATTCCTTTCAATTTTCCTGACCGCTCAAGTTTCTTGCGCTCAATCCAGCCGTTATCCACCATCTTCTTCAACTCAGTTCGCAGGTTGTCGATGACTTGAATCATCAGCCACGCCTGCTCACGCTTTACAGTTTCATCGGGAAGGCTTGTCTTCCACTTGTAAATCTGCATATCCTGGAGCTGCTGCAAAGCATTGGTGAAAACTTCGTCTTGGAGCAGTAGCTCTGACTTGTTTCCTTTTCGGATAACGTCCTCTTCGGTCATTGAAATGGTCCTCGTTGTTGTTGCATCTGTTGTTTGATCATTTCACGGTCAACATTCTGCGCTGCCGTGATTTCTGCCGTGTTGATCTGGGTGTTGTACTTCAGCTCCAGTTCGTACTTCTTGAGAGCCATCTCCTGGTACATCTTGTCCCGTGCGAAGTCATCGTCCATCATCATCTTCTGGCGGCTTAGTTCAAGCTCTGCTGCCTTCTTCTGGATGTCGGCCTGGATGCTCTGTGCCTGCACTTGCGCCAGCACCTCCTCTGGGGTTGGCTTGGGTGCGGCTGGCGCAGGCGGCTGGTAGTCGGCGGGTATCTGGTTGAAAAACTGGCTGGGGTCGCGGAAACCGTTCATCTCCACAATCTTCCGCAGCGTGCTGCTGTACTGTGCTGGCGTCACCAGTGGATTCACCACACCCAGTTGGGTCAGCACCTCTTGCTGCTTGGCGCTGATCTGCATCAATGCTGCTACGCGCTCGTTGGTGTCGCCGTTGCCCATGCCGATATTGATGGAGCAGTCCATCGCAGCGTCCCAGGCCCGAGGGTCAATCTGAACAAACTCATTCCGCAAACGCACCATGCGAGCCTTGTCCTGGTGGGTGGTCACCAAGAACAAAATGCTCTTGAACAGCTTCTTCATGCCCTCTGCCATGAGCCTGCTGATCAACTCAATGCGGCCTTGGCTGGCTGAGATGGTTGCTGCCACCGCCGCCTTGGTGCTGGACTGCAGGGCATCAGCATTCAGACCCATTGCCGCCTTGCTCATGCCAGTGCGGTCCTCACGAATCTGGTCCATGTAGTCCAGCATCGGGAATGCGGCCTGTCCCACGAATGGTGTGCTAAATGGCTGCACCATGCCGGGTGCCCTCATCCTGATGATGGCGCCTGTCTCGTTGTTCAAAACATCGTCAATGTTTACCTGGCCTTCAACAATTGCAGTGCGTGGGTGGATGCTCTGCGCCAGGCTGTCCAGCGTGTTCCTGAGAATCTCGCTCTTGATTTCCTGCAGGTCATGGGTGATGTCAAATATTGACATGGCCTCCAAGGGAGAGGTGTGAGGCTCTGGGTCGCAGGGAAAGTCAATAAATGGAATGTAGGAAGCTGGCAGGTTTCTCACAATCTTGTAGCCGCTGCCAATGCAGCAGACTTTCCGCAACTCAGGAATCCCGTCCTTGTCGTAGTCAATCCGCAGGTATGCCTCAACGTACAGCACCCGCTCCATCATGGGATTGGCGCTCTCCACAGAAACACCAAAGCTGCTCATGGGCTGTCGCGCCAGGAACTCCTCGTTGGTGTCCAGGTCGCTGCTGGTGATGTTCTCCCGCACCTCGTCCTCTTCGTAGCCCAACTCAATCAGTTGCGCCACAGTCGCCATCTGGCGGTGGGCAATGATGGCTGAATCATCAAATGACCTGGCACGGCGGTCGAGCAGCAATTCCTCGGGCGGCACGGACATAATTCGCACCCGCCCACCCTTGATCTTCCGCTTGATCTGCACATCGTGCAGTTGACCCATCATCTGGTCTGGATAGGTGTTCATCACCATCACCCCATCCTGCTCTTGCATCAGAATCTGCAGCGTCTGGTCATCCAGGCCCGAGTACTCCTCAATGCGAACAGTCTCATCCTCCTCCCACCAGCACTTCATAATCCCGCACTTCCGCACCAGTGAATCCTTGAAGGTGGCGTAGGTGGTCAGGAAACCGTTGTTGTCGCTGTTAAAAATGAAGTTGCAGTAATCGGTAGCCTGCTGGGCGTTGGAAACATCCTCTGGACCCGTAGGCACAAACTCAACGGTGTTCTCGGTGCTGAAGAATATTCGCATCAGGCTGGGCATCATGGCTGATACGGTATCGCGCACCTCCATTGCCACTACTTGGCTGCGCCCATCTTCCTCGCTGCCGAACAAATCACCCCTGTAGTATTCGGTGCCCTTGGCTCGGATGGGACTCAGGTCGGTGTCGATGTAGCTGACTGCATCCGTCAACTCCATGCTGATGATGCCCTGCAACTCATCAAGGTCCATGACCTCAACGGCCTGGGTGTCGGTGTTTAGGTTTTCCATTTTCAATCCCTATTTAAACCATTCTTTTGCGTAACTCGGACGATTCTGCTCAATCCAAGGCTTTGCCGCCAGCGTCAGTTGTTGTGCATCCCGGCCTATTGTGCTGCTGCCAATGTGATGCACATAGCTGGCACTCAGAAAATGCCTGTAGCCCTTCTTCACCAGGTCAATGCAGATAACGTCATCGCTGAAGTAGTTGATCGGCGGGAACTGGCAATCCTCAAAAGCCTCTGCACTCATCCAAGCGAATATCGGACTCACCACAGGCAACTGTTTGACAAATGACTCATGGCTGAACTTCATCCCGTTGAGTTTCTCGCCATCGCTAAACCTGACATTCTGGATTGGCCTTACGGCATCGGACCTAGCCCCCACCAGGCCAGGGTTTTGGTTCAGCTCCTTGCAGATTTCCACATCATCCAGCAGCACCCGGTAGCTGGATGGCGTCAACACAATGTCGTCATTGGCAATTACCACCGCCCCATGCCCGTCACTCAATGCTTGCCTGATCACTGCGTTGTAATCATCACCAAAGTTGGTGGCCTCACCAAACACCAGTGTGCAGCCGTAACCCCTAATCACTCGGTCTGGCCCCTTCAAATAAATTTGAACATCAGGCGCGTACTGCCGAATGCTCTCCAGCAGTACGGGTAAACCCCTACCGTGAACGGTGCTGATGACGATGGGAGGGTTCATTCTTCCAGCTCGGTGTCCACTTCCTCGGCGTCCTCAACAATCCAGGCATCGCAACTTCTGCTTGACGCGCACTTGAAGTCGAATATTTCGCAGTACCCCAGATCACCAGCCTCAACTACATCATCATTGCCAATACCCTCGGCAATGCACTCCAGCATCTCCTCGTCCTGGTTAAACGCAGAGCAGTTACCGCAACGGCTCATCTTTGCGTCCTTGGCGCTGACATCCCACTTCTCTGCCTTCCGCATCCAAAACTCGGTGTTGGGCAGCTTGGGATTCTCAGGACCGTATGCGGCCTTGGTGATGGCCTTGTCTCGGTTCTTCAGATTTAGAGTCACATCTTGAGTGGCTTCTGGACAGGACTCGCCAGGCTCTTTGCCGCCCATGATGATCATCACGGCGTGTTTCATCTCTTTGGGTATGGTTCTCATTTCATCCCCTTCTTCATCTTCTGCGCCTCGGACATGGCGATTGCCACGGCCTGGTCACGGGTCTTCACCTTCTGACCGGAGCTGCTCATCAGCCTCTTGTCCTTGTACTCACCCATCACCTTTGCGATTTTCTTGGTTGCTGCTGTGTACTTCATGCTGCCCTCGTTAGGTTACGTTTTAGCCCTTGACCCCACTTAGTGCCACCAAAACTGCCATACATCGCAGTCCCGGCATCGCTGGCAAAGGTCAAGCAGAATGCGTCTGCCTTGTCTGGTGACGCTAGGCCACGCTTGCGAATCTCGTCCTTGCCCTCAATCTGAATCTTCCCGCTGCTGGTGAAGAAGTACCGCACAGTCGCCAACTCGGCAATCAGACCCTCGTCTTTGGGAATCTTGCAGTCCCGTTTCTCCAGCCAGGCTTTGGCCTTGTGCCACAACTCAGCCTTCAGATTCCTGTAGGTACTCCCCAATGCCGGGGATTCTGCCACATTGATGCCAATCGCTGGTAACTTTAATTCACGCAGCCTGTCCACCACCCCAGCACCCAACCCAATGCTGTCCACCATGATCTCATGGGGACGCTGGCTTGGTGGTAGCGCCTGGTACTCTGCCATCACCGCACCAGTGAGTTGCATCAGGTCCAGGTTCTTCCAGGTCTTCAGCTCAGTAATTACATTCCCCTGGCGCTTGCACAAGGCGCTGCGGTCTGAGCCAAACCGTGCAACGTCCAGCCCCCACACCACCTGGGCAATGGGACTCATCGCAACGTCCCTGTTGATAGCCGCCTCCAGCAACTCCATCGGTATTACCGTGTCGTCATCGCTCCTTGGGAAATCTCCCAGCACCCGGATGCGGTAGGCGTTGGACTCCTCGCCGTACCTGCTCTTCATCTCATCCATGTAGGCGTCTGACACCCGAGGGCTGTCGGCGCAGCTCACCTTCATGGTCACCCAATCATCCTTCAATCTGTTGTGGGTATCAAAGAAGAAACCGCTGCTGCGTACCGGGTTACCTAGTAACAAAGTTACAGCCTTGTGGCCGGACATACTGCCTGCTGCAGCCTCAAACACCTGCTCGGGTATACCGCTGGCCTCGTCAGCCACCAGCATCACATTCTCGCTGTGTACCCCTTGCAGTGCCTCTGGCTGCTCTGCGCGTGATGTCCTGGCGCTGACGAAGGCTTCAGTGGGAGCCTCTTTCACCTCAATCCGGTCCTGCTTCACCTCCAGTTGCTCCTGCAGGGTTGGCGGTAGCGCCTTCACCCAGCGTTTCAGTTCAGCAAACAGGGCATCGTATAGCTGACTGCTAGTAGGTGCCGTAACCACAATCTTCACCGGAAACCGTAGCAACAGATACCAAATGATCGCCCAAGAGGCTGCCGTACTCTTGCCTACGCCGTGCCCGGACCTGACGCTGATGCGCCTGTTGTTTGCCGCAATGTGTCCAAGGAACTCCTCTTGCCAAGGATCAGGCTTGACGCCAAGCACCTCCTTTACAAACAGCACTGGGTTGTTTCGGTACAGCTTGGCAAAGGCGAGGAACGGGTTAGCGTCAGCGGTCATATTTCATATTATGCATTTTTTATTTTTTTTGGGAAACGGGTTGCGTGTAGCGGGGGCGGGGGGGGGTGTGCTTGGCGTGTGGCGTGTGGCGTGTGGTGTTTGGCGTGTAACGCTTGGCGTTTTGTTCATTCGCTAGGTGTTTGGTGCTGCAACTGTCGCCCCCCGCCAGACGCCGGGACGGGGGGGGTCGGCGCGGCTGGCGGCTGGCGGCTGCAGGCGGCGGCTGGCCTGCGCCAGGCGGCTGGCACCAGGCACCGGACGCCAGGCGGCTGCGCTGCCACCAAAAGCGTACAAACAGGCAGTTATGCACCGAATGCTTAATACAACGACCATTATGTTAACAAGCAAATGGCTTATCCACAGGGTATACAAGCGTTTTCGTCAAAAGGTGTAGTTATCCACAGGGCACTGTCAGAAAGAGGGCGTTTCGCCTGTGGATAAGTCCTCGACCACTTCGAGCTGGCGCAGCGCATCAAGGCGCAGGTTGCCGATGTTGACAGTTACCGCTGCCTGTTTCGCGCCGTAGGTCTTTGCGTCCCAGCGTTCAGCCAGCCACTGGCGCGTCCTGATGCGGTGCATCGGCTTGCTCGGGTTGTCGTCCTCAATGGCGTCCGCAATATCCAATGTCTGAGCTGCGAGGAAACTTGCCGCCTCCACCCGCGCGCGTGTAATTATAGGCTCGTAGTCATTCTCATCAATCCACTTGTCCAATCCACGCCTTCCGATACCCAGCTCACGGCAGATGTCGGCCTTGGACTT